TAGGAGAAGGCGTAAGCCCCCATCTAAACGTAGTCAAACGCAAAATTAGAGATAAGGGGGTGAACGAATAAATGGGCAAAGGAAGAAAAAAAACACCAACGAGGATAAAAGAGTTGCAAGGAACATTAGAAAAAAGCCGTGTTCTTGAAAATGAAATGCAAGCAACGCTCGTTGAAAGTTTACCGGCCGCGCCAAGTTGGCTCAGCGAATTAGCTGCTGAAGAATGGCACAAAGTGACGTTAGAATTGTTCAATAAACAGATGCTTCATAATATAGATTTGACTATTTTGGAAAGCTATTGCAACGCCATTGCGCTTCATATAGAAATGGAAAAAAAGCTACGCACAGAAGGCCGCGTTCAAACATATTACAACGATGATGGAAGCATAAAACACCAACAAGCAACACCCTATCAAAAAATCGCTAACGATGCACTTGATAGAGCGCTAAAGATAGCGACTCAATTTGGCTTAACACCAACAAGCCGAACCAACATAGCGCAGCCAAAAATCACACAGAATAATCAATACAACTATTTTGACTAAGAATTATTTTGATAAAAATAGCGCAGATCGTGCGGTTAAATTTATTGAAGATATGATATGCCACGTCAAAGGAGAATGGGCGGGGGAGCCTTTTATGCTTGAAGAATGGCAAAAGGAACAAATCGTTAGGCCATTATTCGGGTGGAAAAAGCCTGACGGAACAAGGTTATATCGTACGGCCTACATAGAAATCCCTCGTAAGAATGGGAAATCAAATTTATGTGCGGCGCTTGGTTTGTATATGTTATTCGCAGATTCAGAACGTGGTGCTGAAATTTATTCAGCAGCCGGCGACAGAGGGCAAGCCGGTATCGTATTTGATATTGCTAAGACAATGGTGAATTTAAACCCACAACTCACGGAGCGTTGTAAGGTTTATCAAAATAGCATAGTAAACACAACAAAAGGCAACTTCTATAAAGCTATCTCAGCTGACGCAAGCACTAAGCACGGATTTAATTCTTCATGTATTATTTTTGATGAATTACACACGCAGCCGAATAGAGATTTATGGGATACGCTAACAACATCAACCGGCGCAAGACGTGAACCGCTTACGATAGCAATTACGACCGCCGGCTACGATAAGAATTCTATCTGTTGGGAAGTTCATGACTATGCGCAAAAGGTGGCCGACGGCATTATTAAAGATGAATCATTTTTGCCGTTAATATTTGCAGCGCCAGAAGAAGCTGATTTTGCATTAGAAGAAACGTGGAAATTAGCAAATCCGGGATACGGAAGTATAATTAAAAAAGAATACCTGATTAAAGAAGCAAAAAAAGCGAAAGAAATTGCAGCATACGAAAACACATTCCGTCGTTTACATTTGAACCAATGGACGACAAATGAAACAAAATGGATCGGTGATGATGTTTGGCAAACGTGCAATTTGAGTGAAATTAACATTGAAGATTTTAAGGGTTTGCCGTGTTATGCCGGCCTTGACTTAGCATCAATACGAGATTTGACCGCTTTAGTTTTAGCATTTAAGGTTGAAAATATCGTAACGATTATTCCATATTTTTTTAGCCCGACTGATACGGCATGGGTTAGAAGTAGGCGTGATAAGGTTGATTATCCTGGATGGGCGAACGAGGGTTTTATGGAATTAACTCCGGGAAGTGTTACAGATTATAACTTTATAAAATCTAAAATATTAGAAGTCGCAGAAGATTTTGATTTGCGCGCTTTGGCATACGATAGATGGAATGCAAGTCAATTGATCATAGACTTAGTAGATGAGGGCATACCTTGCGAGCCATTTGGGCAAGGCTTTGTCAGTATGAGCCAACCATGCAAAGAGATAGAAAGGTTAGTTCTTAATAAAGAAATAAACCATGGAGGGAATCCTGTTTTGCGTTGGAATATTTCTAACCTACAAATGAAGCAAGATCCGGCCGGTAATTTAAAGATGGACAAAGCAAAATCAACAGAAAAGATTGACGGCGCGGTAGCTTTAGCGATGTCAATTGGCTGCATGATGAACGCAGAAGCCCCCGAAAATAGCACGTACGAAGAAGGCGGCATCACTTTTTTTTAGAATATCTACCTCCTTAAAATTAAAAAAAATTGATATTTCTTCACTTTTAATTGTTAAAAAGTTTGCACAATTAAAAAAAAGATTTTAAATTTGTATCAAATTAATAAAAACAACAACAATGAAAAATTCAATCACACAAAAAACCCACAATGTCAACGGCACAAACTACACATTTAAAATCATCTCAGCTGAACAAATGGGTTGCATCGATTTTAAATATTGGGTTATCTGTTCTGAAACTCAATTTAACATAGGCACAAACAACAAAAGGCAAGCGCGCAACCTTATCCGTCATATTAATGGTTGGGATTGGGGTTTCCACAATATCCAAAACCAATCACAAGAGGTTGCATGTAGCCAATCGGATTACGATAAACTAAAAAAAGAACTTGAGGTAATCAGTGAAAACCATACCGGCAATGATTTAGACGCTCTTTTTATTTGTGTTAGTAAGCCGAGGAATATGGGTTGGGTTCAGGCTAAAAAATTAGGTATGAAAAAAGATGCTTACTATGGTTGGATGTTTTACACAACAAGCACAAATTCAAACGGATATAAATTATTAGACAAATTAGGAAAAGCGTGTGAGCCTTATAACATGCGCGTCATGAGTTACCAATTGTAGAATAATAAATTAAATTCAGAGGAGGCTATTTAAGCCCCTTTTTTTTTGCCGTGATGCCTCATTCTTTTATCTTTGCACATATAAGATATCTTCATGGGGCTATTTGATTTTTTTAAAAACGAAAAACGCGACAACGGACAGACATTCTTAGCAGCAATGAGCGGCATTGGTGGCTCCGGTGGTGTTGCCGTTACAGATAAAAGCGCAATGACATTTTCAGCCGTATATGCGGCAGTCAGGATACTCAGTGAGTCAATAGCAAGTTTACCCATCAACCTCTATAAGAAAGACGCAAAGGGAAACAAAGTTATCCAAGATGCGCATCCGGTGCAAAGGCTTATCAGCTTAGAACCCAATAAAATCATGACGAGCTACAATTTTAGAGCCGCTATGGTCTCTAATTTAGTTTTAAAGGGTAACGCCTACGCAATTATCCATAGAGACGGCACAGGACGCCCCAACGAGTTACAACTCATAGATAACGACAAAGTCAAGATACTACATTACGAAAATGAACTATTCTACGAAATAAAAGATACAGAAATGCCCATACCGGCTTCTGAGATGTTGCATTTTGTAGGCCTAAACTTTGACGGCATACAAGGCAAAAACCCAATAGAAGTTCAGCGAGATACAATTGGCCTAAGCGTATCAGCGAACAAATATGGCGGCAATTTCTACAAGAACGCAGCAGCGCCACAAGGTATCCTCATGCATCCGGGGAAAATAACAAGGGAAGCAGCTGAGAGGCTTAAAGCAAGTTGGAACGCAAATTATTCCGGAGTACATAATGCACACAGAACGGCACTATTAGAAGAAGGCATGCAGTTCAAGACAGTTACGTTGAATCCAGCAGATGTTGATTTTTTAAATACAAGAAAATATCAAGTTAATGAAATTGCACGTATCTTCCGTATTCCGCCGCACTTATTAGGTTCGTTAGACAACGCAACCTATGCGAATATAGAACAACAACAAATTGACTTCGTGATGCACACGTTGCGCCCTTACTTAATAAACATAGAACAAGAGCTTTGTCGCAAATTGTTACGCGAAAATGAGAAGCGCGATATGTATATCAAAATGAATGTTTCGGCCTTGTTGCGTGGCGATAGCGATGCGCGTGCTAAGTATTACCAAACGCTCAATCAAATTGGTGTGTTAAGCATTAACGAAATACGATCATTAGAAGATTTAAGTCCTGTCGCAGATGGCGATATACATTATTATCCGCTAAACTTTGCGCCAATAGGCACACAACAAAACAATGAAGAGAGCGCTTAGTGACATAAATACAAAGCCGACGCAAGCTATGGCAGACGAAGCGGCAAAGGCTTTAGAATGGCGTGAAGAGTTTGGTAGGGGCGGAACGGCCGTAGGGGTTGCAAGGGCGCGCGATTTAAAAAATAGGGCTGAGCTCAGTATTAGAACAATCAAAAGAATGTTTTCATACTTTAGCCGCCACGAAGTAGACAAGCAAGCAGAAGGATTTTACTCCGGTGAAGATGGTTATCCATCAGCTGGAAGGATTGCTTGGGGTTTATGGGGAGGCGATCCGGGCTTTAGTTGGACAAAAAGAAAAATAAGAGAAATAGAAAAAGAGGAAAAAATGGAAGATTCTAAAAATGTTAGGCACATACAAAAAATAGAAGAAACTGACGACGCTTACGTTCTGTATTTTGGCAAAAGCCAAGATGATACAATGCCACCGGCACAAGATTCTGATAAAGATGAGGAATATTATTCAGAAGAAGAAAGCAACGTATCAACAGAAGATAAAGAAATGCGCACACACTCCGGCGATGTAGAATTACGCGACATTGAGGAAAGTTCTGTCGTAGTAGGTTATGCAGCAGTCTTTGACGCACTAAGCGAAAACTTAGGCGGCTTCCGCGAAACAATTAATCGCAACGCGTTTGAGGGTAGGTTAAATGACGATGTTCGTTTTTTAATTAATCATGAGGGCATGCCATTAGGCCGCACAATAAGCGGAACACTCCGTTTAAGCGTCGATGAGCGAGGTTTACGCTACGAAGCTGACTTACCCAACACCGCCACCGCGAACGAGCTTAAAACGGCTTTAAAACGAGGCGACATAACTCAATCATCATTTGCCTTTGTTGTAGAGGCTGATGAGTGGTCAGAAGTAGACGGCCAAATGCGCCGAGAAATAACAAAGGTCAGCAGATTAATGGACGTATCCGCAGTGACCTATCCAGCATATCCAGACGCGAGCGTGGCTTTGCGCAGTTTGGAAGACTTTAAAATGGCAAAAGCCGTTGAAAAAGAAAAAACAGAATACAAAGCCGAAGAAAGTGACTTACATTATAGAAGTCTACGAGAATTGAAATTGAAATTAATTAATAAAAATTTGAGATGAAAAGTGTTAAACAATTAACAGAAGAACGCGGTTCTTTAGTTGAGCAAATGAACAACATCGTTGATATTGCAAAAACTGAAAAACGTGAACTTAGTGGCGAGGAAGCCACAAAATTTGACGGCCTTTCTTCAGATGTTGAAACTTTTGATGCTTCTATAAAAAGAGCACACAAAGTAGAACAAATGAAAGCGGCATCTGTAAAAAATGCAGTAGAATCAAAAGAAGAAAACTCTGTAAAAAGAGAGTGGAGCTTATTTAAAGCGATTGATGGTATGCTAAACGGCAACATCACCGGCTTAGAAGCTGAAATGCAGCAAGAAGCATTGAAAGAAAACAGGAACCTTTCGGGTATTGGTATTCCAACTTTCATGTTAGAAAAAAGAGCTTACATTGATCAAGGTGGTTCAGCTATCGCTCCAAGCAGCGTTGAGGCTTACGTTGATGCCTTAAGAGTTGGCACTATCTATGACAGAGTTGGTGTGAATAACTTAGGTAATCTTCAAGCAAATAGCATCGTTCCGGTAACGGGATTGATTGAATCTGAGTGGGCTGCTGAAAATGGCAACGGAGATGATCAGTCAGCTGACTTTGGGAAAATAACATTAACACCAAAAAGAGTGAATGCTTATAGCAATATCTCAAGAATGTTATTAGCACAAAATCCAGGAGCAGAAGCTGCTGTCATGCGTGAACTTGGTAGAGCGGTAGGTACTTCTATCGATACAAATATGTTCGCATCAACTGACGAAAGTGCCGGTCCGGCATGTATCGCAGGAACGAGCGGCGTTTTAACATTCACTGAAGCTGCTTCAGCTAACTTGGCTTCTGACTTAGTAGAAGCTGAGCAAACTTTGGCAAATGGTTCAGGGCTTGTTGGAACTGAAAAATATGTGTTAAATTGGAACTTGCTTACGGCTGCAAAAACCGGAGCTCAAGTTTCTTCAGTTAGCCCATTATATTATCGTGACAATGGTGTTGATTATGTAAACGGACATCCGGTATTCTTCACTGATAAGACGGCTTCAGTTACAGGAACAAGCGGCGACGGCTTATTTGGTGACTTCGGAAAGGTTTATTTTGCATCTTTCGGTCCATTGGATATCTTAGTTGATCCATACACGGCAGCAACTAACAACGCGGTGAGATTAGTATTAAACCATCATTATGACTTTGCGCTTGCACAAGGTGCAGCGTTCACGAAGTTTACTTCGTTAGTATAATTAGATAGTTTGTTTTGTTTGTTTTCATTTGGGTTGGGCTAGCGCCCACCCATTTGAAT